AGGTTGATAAATCATTAGAATTTATTTACCTTAACACGGATAAATGTTGTCAAGATTTATGTGAAGGGCAGTTATGTAAGTTTGAAGTAGAAGATTTAATGGAAATATTATCAACAATAAGACCAGAATGAGTTATAAAAAATGTTTTGCAAAAAGTTTAGGAAAAAATAAATTTAAGATACATCTTTGGGACGAAGCAGGCTATGACGAAATAGAATGGTGGAATCCAGCTTATATAGAAGACCCAGAAGGTAAATTTGCTGGGATTAATGGAGAAAAACTAACCAAAACTTATAAATGGGATAAACACACTTCAAATATCCATTTTCATGATATGAAACCATATCAAAAATTCTTAATTGAAAGATATGGTATTGATGATACACCTTCTACAGGACATAGGGAAGTATTTTTTGATATTGAGTGTGAAATTGGAGGAGCATTAACTGAAGATTATATTGAAAGTGCTCCAATGCCTATTACTTCAATAGCTTGGTGGGATAAAACACCTGATACTTGGCATATTTTAATTCTTGATAAAAAGAATCAACTTAAACATACTAAAGCTAGAAACAAAGAAATTATACCTTGTAGAACAGAAAACGAATTACTTGCTTTATTTATTGAAAAAGTAAGGGATATGGATCCTGATATTTTAATAGGTTATAATAGTGATTATTTCGATATACCTTATTTATACTATAGAATGTGTAATACTATAGGTGAGGAGTTTGCTAGACATTTATCCCCTATTGGTGTAGTAAATTGTAAAAAAGGTAATCAATGGTGGTTTAAGCGTAATCAATTTGTAGAAATTGTAGGAGTTGAGTCACTTGATTACATTCGTTTACATAAAAAATATAGTTGGAAAGATGAACCAAGCTGGAAACTAGATGCTATTGGAGAAAAGTATGTTGGTATGGGTAAGGTTGAGTACGAAGGTAATTTGGATCAATTATTTGAAACTGATATCCACAAATTCATTCAGTATAACTTCGTTGATGTTGAAATATTAAAATTACTAGATGAAAAATTACAATATATAGCATTAACTAAAAATTTATCTCATAAAGGTAAACATAATTACAGTGAAGTTTATGCTAACACTGTATCACAAGATGGTGCTATTTCAGCTTATCTATTATCACAAGGAATTATACCACCAAGAAGAGATGAATTTCCAATACATAAGAAAAACTATGCAGGTGGTTATTTATTTTGCCCTAAAGCAGGGTTATACAAGTATATGTTTGATGAGGATTTAACATCGCTGTATCCATCTATAATAATGTCAATTAACATAGGTAAAGAAACACTCAAGGGTCGCATTATAGATGCAGATGACCGTAATAATAGATTGGGTCTTAACGATTTAAAAGAACGTGACCCTGAAGAGGAATTACTTGTTGAAAATAAAAATCGTAAACAAGCATATGTGCCTGTAAAAAAACTAATTCAAATGATTGAAGAAAATAACCTAGCTATATCAGCTAATGGTGTATTTTTTGAAACAAATAAAGAGTCAGTATTATCTACAATTCTTAAAAAATGGTTTGAAGAACGTGTTATTTATAAGGGACGTATGAAAGCCGCTTACCAAGCTAAAGACATAGTAAAAGGTGAATATAATTATCTAATGCAATATACAATGAAAATTTTGCTTAACAGTTTATATGGAGCAACAGCATTAGGTAGTTTTAGATATGGTAATGTAATATTATCAGAAGCTATTACATTATCTGGACAAAGAATCATTCAGGAAAGTGCTTTATGTGCTAATAGGCATATGAATAAAGTAATTAAAAACAAAACTAAATTAAAACTATGACATTAAAAAAACAATCGATACGAAGTAATATGCAGGTATTTGCAGATGGAGAACCTATTTCAAAAGATGAATTAATCAAAACAAGTGAAACTTGGTCTGAGGGTCAAGAAAATATGTTTAGAAAATGTTTGAAACAGGGTGTTTATCGATTTAAAGTTAAAGGTGTTGTTTATAAAATAGATTTAAAAGAAAGAAGCGATATTAACTCAAACGGTGATAAACCCGTAAATGTACCTCCAATACCAGGAGAAAGAACATTTTAACATGAAAATAGAAGTATCAAATGGGGAATTATTAGATAGAATTTCAATTTTAGAAATAAAAAAATTGAATATGAAAAATTCTGATAATCTAGCTTGTGTAGAGTTAGAATTTCAGACTTTAAATCCCGGTGTTGTTGATCTATTTACTAAAAATGGTAAAGAAATTAAAGTGTTATTTTTGGAGTTGTCAAAAGTAAATCGTATATTATGGGACCTCGAAAATAAAGTTAGAGATAAAAGTATTACTGATAAGGAATTTAGAAAATCATCAAGAATGATATTTAAATATAATGAGGTAAGGAATCAATTAAAGAATGATATTAATATTATATCAGGATCAAGTTTTAAAGACGTAAAAGAATATAAATGATAAAAGGGGTAATAGCAGGAAATTTTGATGTGTATCATCCAGGGTATGTTCAGATGTTAAAAGAAGCAAAGGGTAAGTGTGATTGCTTAGTTGTACTCTTACATACCGACCCTTCATTAGAAAGACCAGAAAAATTAAAACCTATATTATCTGCAGATGAACGTAAAGAATTACTATTAAGTATCAGGTATGTTGATGATGTAATTAGATACACTTATGAAGCTACTTTATATGATTTAATTAAAATGGGTGAATTTGATATTAGGTTTTTAGGTGATGATTATATAAATAAACCATTTACTGGTGACACTTTAAAAATACCCATTCATTACTTAGATAGAAGTCATGGTTGGTCAACATCTAAATTTAAAAAATTAATAGCTGAATCAATATGAAACATATAGAAGATACTCCCTGGTGGATATGTGATAAAGAAGATGAAAATTATTGTGCTTATGTTGACACAGATTCTAATTACTTTAATGCCGAACCTATATTAAAGCATTTATACCCTGATTTTGAATCATACGATGATAAAGATAAAGATACCAAGTTAGAACAAATAGCTTTAGCTTATCAAGACATTATAAATGAAGATTATGACAGGTTAGCTAAAGAATGTTTTAATGTAACAGAACACAGACTTGAAATGAAAACAGAATGTGTTATCCGTTCAGCTTACTTTAGAGCAACTAGACGCTATGCACAGTGGATTACAAAACAAGAAGGTATTGAAAAAGAAACTTTAGATATTAAAGGTTTAGAGTTTATGAAAGCAAATTTTCCACCTATCTTAGGGGAATTTTTTAATGATATACTCCAACAAGTATTAAAAGGTGGTGAAAAAGATAATATTCTAGAACAAATTAAAGTATTTAAAAAACAAATATTAGGGGGTGAAATACCACTTACTAAGTTAGGTAACCCAACATCAGTAAAAAAATTAGATAAGTATTCAGGTACTAAAGCAAGAGCAGGCGAGATGTTTACAGAAATATTAAAAGGAGCACCTGCACCTGTTAGAGCAGCTATTCGTTACAATGATTTATTAAAACTGTGGCAATTAGATAGAAAACACAATTTAATTACCCAATCAGATAAGGTTAAATGGATTTATTTAAAGGACAATCCATATAAAATAGAAGCATTAGCTTTCTTTGATTATGATATGCCTCATAAAATTCAAAACTTTTTAAATATGTATTCCGACAGACAGAAAGTATTTGAATCAATTTTATTAAACAAATTAGAAGGATTTTTTAATGATTTAGAATGGAGTTTAGATTTAAACCCCCATCTAAATGCATTATCTTCCTTTGATATATAAACAAACTTTCGTATATTGAATAATATGATACAGAAAAGAGATTACTGGAAAACAACAAAATGGCCTACTATGGAGTTTACAACTTCTATCTCACCTAAGGGGTGTGTTGTAAATTGTGCATTTTGCCCCCAGAGAACATTAGAGAAGATTTATCATGCTCATAAAGGTCAACCTAAAACATTATCACTAGCTAGATTTATTCAAATATGTGATAAATTACCTAAAGATGTTAGAGTTACGTTTTCAGGATTTACTGAACCTTGGTTAAACCAAGAATGTACTAAAATGATGCAGTATGCTAACTATAAAGGACATCCTCTATCGGCATTTTCAACAGGAGTTGGTATGAAATTGGATGATGTTGAAGCAGTTAAAGATATCCCGTGGACTAAAGGTCCAAATGGTGGTTTTTGTTTACATATCCCTGATGCTGAAAGGATTGCTGAACATCCTTTAAATAAAAGATTATATAAGGTATTTGAAAAATTTAAAGAATATGAAAATGATATTCAAGCCTTTTATGTAATGAGTATGGGTGAACCACATGATTGTGTAAAAGAATTATGGCCTAATCCAGTTATACCTAATTTTTGGGATAGAGCTGGTAATTTAATAGGTGAAGCCACAATAAAACCAGCTTTAGATAAAATTAAAGATAGAGTTAACCATACACCTCAAAAAGGACCTAGTACTTGTGGTTGTATAGAACATTTATATCATAATGTAGTTTTGCCTAACGGAGATGTTTCATTATGTTGTATGGATTACAGTTTAGAAAAAATATTAGGTAATATGTTTACAGACGAGTATGATGATATAATGCCAGCTCCACTAACTACATTTGATATGTGTGGTAAATGTGAAAATGGTGTTAGCCCAGGTGAAATTATTAGAAATAAAAATATAATTATATGATAAGTAAAAATGTTTTGCAAAGTGTTATATCAAAGTATTATTTAAATGGTTTAAATAATCAGGTAAAATGGAGAATTAAAGATAAAACCTTAACAGTATATGCTGGAGATAAGGGCAGAGTATGTAAAGTTTATTTAAAAGATTTTGCATTAGAAGATGGTGAATTAGGTATATTTGATACTGATAAATTATCAAAGCTATTATCTATTACTAGTGGTGAGCTATCAATATCATTAGAAAAAATAAAGTCTGTTTTTACTAAAATGCATATAGCAGATTTAAATTTTGATTTAACATATTCATTAGCAGATATCTTAATTTTAGGTAAAACAACATGGTATGAAGACCCTGATAAATGGGAAATTGTTTTAGATTTACAAACCGAAGATATTGATCATCTAATTAAAGCAAAAAACGCGTTATCTGACGTAAATAATATGTTAATTACTACTACCGAGGATTTTGACGGGAATAATATATGTGAATTTGTATTTGGTGATAACACCGGATTTTCAAATAAAATAACTTATCAATTAAGAGGTGAAATAACAGAAAGCGATTTAAATATTCCATTTGACTCAGATGTATTTAAGTCTATATTAAACTCAAATAAGGATATGAATTCAGGTGTATTAAAATTATCTAAGAAGGGTATGGTAAAATTATCATTCACATCGGATGATATAGAAAGTGTATATTATATAGCAAGAAACGAATAAAAATAAAATTATGGAAGAACAACAATTACCAGATGCAAAATTACATCAACGAATTTCATTTTTCAAATCCGCAATTAGACTAGGGGCATGTGCTTTTGGTTTCTTTGGTATGATAGAAATTGGATTTATAGGCTTATTTTTAGCAGAGATAGTAGGAATCGGAGAAGAACTAGTTTAAATGGGTAGATTCAACAAATTAATTGGTGCTTTTGGTAATATGCCTTCTATATTAGAGGGGATAAAAAATAAGCTATTTACCAATGATGATGTTGAAGAAATAGCTAAAATCAGGGGTAACATTTGTGAAACGTGTCATAATTTTGATACTGTAGGAAGCAGTTGCGTAGTACCTGGTACAGCTCCTTGTTGTAAAGATTGTGGTTGTATATTAAATTTAAAAGTAAGATCATTATCTGCTAGCTGTCCTATAGGTAAATGGTCAGCATTTATGGATGAGGATTCTGAAAAGAAATTAAAAGATAGCTTGGAATAGCGACTTTACTTTCTTACATTATATGTATAATGGAACAAAACATTTAGCTAGGGCACTTGTTATGTTTAAACTAAATTAACCGGAAGCTTCGGCTCCACAAAACAAATGATATGAGTACATTACAATTATTAGAGAGGCATTTAAGCCCTTTCGACATCCTATTTAGGAACCACTTCAATGCTGACAGTACATTCCAACCAGCATCAGACACAAAACAATCACACCCCTTAAATATTTTCTTCGATGATGAAGGATTACATTTTGAAGTTGCCTGTACAGGGTTAACTAAAAAAGACGTTATCCTTGATATTGAAGGAGACATTTTAAAAATTAGTTATAAAAAACCTGAAGATGAAGACTTCCATGAAGGAACAATTCATCGAGGTTTGTCTAAAAAGTCTTTTGATTTAAGATATAAAATTGCACCTAAATTTGATTTATCAAAAACTGATGCTGTTTTAGAAAATGGATTATTAGATATTTTTATTCCACTAGCTGAAGAAGCTAAGCCAAAATCTATTAAAATTAAGTAAAAGTAAGCGCAAAAAAACGTGTCCTAGCGATGTTTTTTTCGTATATTTACGTATAATTAAATAGATAAAACCATGGCAAGAAAACCAAATTCACTAACACTGATTGAAGATCCTAACTTGGACCCCTTCTTTATCACAAAAGACGAACACTGTTACACAGTTAACAGAAAGGTAACATCTAATGCTAACCACTTTAGATCAACTGGTAAGAGTAAGACCTATTCCAAGGCCTTGACTTTCCATGCTAAATTTGAAGATGCATTAAAGAGGATCACTGAAGAACAGTTACATAACAAAGAACATTATACTAATCTAAATGACTTTTTAGATAAGTTTTTAACAATTGAATCAAACATTAAAAATTATTTACATGAAAAAGCTTGAAGCACTATTCGACGCGGTTATCGTTAAACCCATAGAAAACGAGGAAACATTATATGGAAACATCATTGTTCCAGATATGGGTAAAGAAAAAAATGAATACGGTGAAGTTATTGCCGTTGGAAGTGGTAGATTTACCGTAATGGGTGAACACATACCTATGCAATTAAAAGTAGGAGATTTGGTAGTATTACCAACTCAAGGTTTTACAAAACTCCCATTTGATGGTGAGGAATATTATGTAGGTCCTGAAAACCAAGTATTAGCTAAAGTTCAACAAACAGTTGAAGGAGCATTAGCTGAAACTGAAATAACTAATGAAGATAAAGAAAACTTAACAGACATTTAAAAATGGAAAATAAAATTGAATACGGCAAGAATGCCAGGAAAAACTTAATGAGAGGAATTGATAAACTAGCAGATGCTGTAGTATCAACCTTAGGACCTAACGGTAGAAATGTTGTTATATTTAAAGGTGTATCAGAACCTCCTCAATCAACTAAAGATGGTGTTACCGTTGCTAGAAGCATTATGTTAGATAATCCTAGTGAAGAATTAGGGGTACTATTAATTAGACAAGCAGCAGTTACTACTGGAAATAAAGCTGGAGATGGTACAACAACATCAACGTTATTAGCTAGAGAAATTATTAAAAATGGTTTAACTAGTTTAGATAATGGGGAAAATGCTACCAAAATTAAAAGAGAAATTGATCAAGCTACTGCTTTAGTAGTAAAAGAACTTCAACACAATATATCAGAAGATATATCTGAAGAAGGTCAATTAGAACAAATTGCAACAATATCATCGAATAATGATATTGAAACTGGGAAATTAATTGCCCAAGCAATTGATAAAGTAGGATTAGAAGGTGTAGTACATATTGAAACATCTAAGACTGGAGATACTTACCTTGAAACAGTAGAAGGAATGCAATTTGATAGAGGCTACAAGTCACCTTACTTTGTGACAGATAATAATACAATGCAGAGTGTTTTAGATAATCCTGCGGTATTAATATTAGACCAAAAATTAAACTCAGTTAAAGAATTATTGCCAATTTTAGAAGCAGTATCATCACAAGGTAAATCATTATTGATTATTGCTGAAGATATTGATAATGAAGCTTTAGCTACTTTAATTGTGAATAAAATGAGAGGTACAGTTAATGTATGTGCTGTTAAAGCACCTGATTTTGGTGATAGGAGATCCTTAATATTAGAAGATATTGCAATCACAACAGGTGGTGTAGTATTTGATAAGAAGAAAGGTATGAAGTTAGATAAATTTAGCTGGGAATGGTTTGGAGAAGCTAGAACAGCAACTATAGGAAAAGAACAAACAACAATAGTAGATGGAAAAGGAGGAATTGAACAAATTGAAGCACGTATTGAAGAGCTACAATCGCAAATCGAAAAAGCCCAAACCCCGTACGAAACAGAACAACTCCAAAACAGATTGGCCAAATTCGTTGGAGGAGTAGCAATTGTTCATGTAGGAGGTAATACTGAAACTGATATGTTAGAAAAAAAGGATAGAGTTGATGATGCACTACACGCAACAAAAGCAGCTATAGAAGAAGGCATATTACCAGGTGGAGGTGTTGCATTATTAAATGCTAGTAAAATATTAGATCGTTCAATAAAGGGGCATGATATTGTTAGAAGAGCATGTACTAAACCATTTGAACAAATATTAATTAATGCTGGTTGGGAAGAAAAAGACGCAGCAGCAAAGGGTACATATGAGTTAAATCCTGATAACATATGGGATGGTGTTAATGTAGACGATGGTTCAATAATTGATTTTAAAGAAAATGGTATTATTGATCCTACTAAAGTAACAAGGTTAGCATTAGAAAATGCAGCATCAATAGCAGGTACTGTTTTATTAACTGAATGTACTTTAACACAAGATAAAGGAAGTGTTGAGGAAAAAATGAGGATTTTAACTGATGCTAAAAATGGAGCATTAGCAGAATCGGCACAATACCATTAAAAATAATTAGGATATTCATAATAAATTAATTATATTATAGACATGAAACAAAACACACAACCTAAAGTAGAAGTAATAGAGAACAGAACTCTTATTGCTCGTAGAGTACCACCTGGTGATAAATGGCGATTAATTGCTAATGAACCAGATGGTCCCTTACATAAAACTTTAACTGATACGTTAGAAGCGTATATGACAAAAACTGGATTCAGAGGCGAATATAGATTAGCACCATTAAAGAGTGAATTATATGCTATACTAACATCTGAAAAGGAAATTGAACCTGTAAAAGAACAACGTTATTCAATATATGGAGAATACTAATAGTTTACTTAACGAGAAGTATAGACCAACAGAACTAAGTGATTATGTGGGTAATGGTAGTTTAAAATCTACTATAGCAGCACAATTGTATAATAATGATATACAAAATTATTTATTTTATGGGCCTGCTGGTACAGGTAAAACCACATTAGCTAAATTAATTGTTAATAAACTTGATTGCGATCATCTTTATATTAATGCCTCAGATGAAAGAGGCATTGAAACAATTAGAGATAAAGTATCTGGGTTTGCTAGTGTTGCATCTTTTAAACCTATTAAGGTGGTTATTTTAGATGAGGCAGATTTTCTTACTATACAGGCACAGGCTTCTCTTCGTAATATTATTGAAACATTCTCACGTACAACAAGATTTATTTTAACTTGTAATTATATTGAACGTGTAATAGATCCTTTACAGTCAAGGTGTCAAACGATTAAAGTTGTTCCTCCAACTAAAAAAGAGGTTGCAGTACATTTAGCTAGTATTTGTGATAAGGAAAGCATAAGTTATGATCCAAATGCCATTGGTAAAATTGTAAATAAGTTCTATCCGGACTTACGTAAAATGCTTAACACTATCCAGTCAAGTAATATTAAGAACAAACTAACATTAGATGATTCTTTACTTGTCAGTACTAGTTACTTGTCTGCTATTTTAACTGAATTAAGTAAAGACAAACCTAAATTTAATAGCCTTAGACAAATCATCGCTGATTCTAATATTGATGATTTTGAAGAAGTATTTAGATTTTTATATGAAAATGCTGACAAATATCTTCCTGGTAAAGCAGGTACAGCAGCTATGCTAATTAATGAGCACCAATATAAAGCAAATTTTAGAATAGATAAAGAGATCAACATAATGAGTTTAATTAATAATTTAATAAATAATAAGTAAAAATGGAAGCACCAAAACAACCACAGATTGATTTAAAATCAACAGAAGGAATGAAAAACGCTGAAGGTGGAAGCATCTTCAAATCAGGAGTTATTTTAAGACGAATCTCTAAATTTGTAGCAGGAACAGACAATGATGCTATAATGCCGATTCCAATTTTTTATGACCCAAACACTAATAAAATATTAGGTGAGGGAGTACCAATGGAATTAAGAGAGGAACTTAAAGACGAGTTAGTATAATGAAGAATATCTGGGATTGGCTTAAACAAATAAACAGTGTTAAAGCTGATCCTAGTTCCTTTTCTGATAAAGATTGGGAACTGTGGAACAGTTATATGGTTCATAGGTTTATGTCTATGAATCCTGATTATTTAGAACTAGTCAATGAGGCACAAAAAATAATGCCTCAAAACAAAAAAGAAATATATAGTATTTACCGTGAATATATTCCTAAAAATAATAAATGGAATAAATACGTGAAATCTAATATTAAAAAACGCAATAGCGAATTATTAGATCATTTAAGTAATTACTGGGAATGTTCAAAAACTGAAGTAAAAGAATACATGGAATTTTTGGATACCACACAAATCCGTCGTATATTGACGTCAATTGGATTTGAAAAAAAAGAAATAACTAAAATTTTAAAATGACAAAAGAATTATACAATATGCTATTCACTTCAGCCCATGCAGACAAGGCAAAATCACTTTTATCCCTTGAATTATTAGGTAATAAAGGAGTAGGAATTGGTGACCATTCAACCGAAGATTATTACAAAAATGCTGAAGAAGCACTTATTAGATTAGTGGATGCTGATGATAGGTTAGCTGCTTTAGATACTTATTTTCCACAAAAACAAACAATAAATGGGTAGTTCTATATCTAAATATCTTGAAAACCCTGGCCATTTTGGCAATAACGCAAAAGAAATAGAAAAAGTTATGAGTGATAGAGAAATAATGGATGCTAAAGGTGGTAGAAAAACACCTAAATCACCATCACATAAAAAAACACCAGATTTAAATTCAACTCCTATAGAAGTATTCGAACACGAATATCCAGAATTATCTAACGAGTTTAAAAACATACAAAAAGAAATGTATGAAATGTTTGCTCGTAAACATATGGATTATGGTTTAAATAACATTGCTTTAGGCGGAGATATCGTTAATAACAGCGATGACAAACAGTTTTCACTAACTGGGTTATGTATTAGATTAACCGATAAAATATCACGTTTAAAAAACCTATTAATTAATGGTAAATCATTTGTTGAAGGTGAAGGTATACAAGATACATTTATAGACATTGCCAATTATGGAATAATCGGTCTTTTAGTAGGTCGAGATAAATGGAAAAAATAGTTTGACTAAGAAGGTCCCAAGTATAGTTAAAGAGATTAGAAATAATCCTCCACCACCAATAAACTTTGCATTTCAGAAGAATATTTCTTATTCTCAAATGTCAATATTTAGAGGATGCCCTCATAGGTGGAAACTACAGTATAAAGATAAAATCAAACGATTTACATCTTCTATACACACTGTATTTGGAACCGCAGTACACGAATCAATGCAACATTATCTAGATGTAGCATATGAAAAATCATTTGCAGCAGCCGATAGAGAAATAGATATAAAAGATCATTTTCAAAATGCTTATATATCTGAATACCAATCCCAATATAAAAAAAATAAAAACGAACATTTTTCAGATGCATCTCAAATGAGGGAATTTTTTGAAGATGGAGTGGCAATATTAGAGTGGTTTAAGAAAAAACGTAGTAGATATTTTAGTAAAAAGGGTACATATTTAGTTGGTTGTGAGTTACCAATTATAATATCGCCAAATAAAATGTATAACAACGTATTATACATGGGATATCTAGATGTTGTCACATACTGTGAAACAACAGATACATTTAAAATAATCGACATAAAAACCAGTACTAAGGGCTGGAACGATTATGCTAAAAAAGATGAAGATAAACAATACCAATTATTATTATATAAACAATATTTCTCTGAACAATATGGAATACCATTAGACAAAATTGAAATTGAGTTTTTTATACTTAAAAGAAAGGTATTGGATATGGATGATGAGAATATTATGTCACCATACCAAGCATATAGAGTACAACAATTTACACCACCTAGTGGAAAAATTAAATTAGGTAGAGCAAAAACGGCAATTAATAATTTTATTAATGAATGTTTTAATTCAAATGGAGGTATTAAGGATAAAGTATATCCAAAAACACCTTCAAAATGGACTTGTAATTTCTGTCCTTATAAATTAGAAACAGAATTATGTGACGCTGGTAGAGATTTTATGTAATTTGAAGAATATTCATATATGTATAGACAAATATAACGTTATTAAAAATAAAAATTATGCCACAAATTAAAAAAATGACACTAACAAGTGTTAAAGTCCAAACTGAATTATTTAATGATTTTAAAATAGAATGTGTTAGACGAAAGTTTTCATTCCAAAAACTTGCCGACCGTAGCCTATTTTTGTATCTTACAAATGAAGATTTTAGGAAACAAATTACCAATCAAACAAATATTGAAAAATAAATAAATTGACACATGAATAAAAGTTTTAAACACCTTCCTATAAAAGATAGGAAAAAAATTGTTATAGTATGCGATGACATTAGAGTACACTCTGGTGTTGCAACGGTTGCAAAAGAAATAGTAGCACATACGGCTCAACATTTTAATTGGGTTAATGTAGGTGGAGCTATTAATCATCCAGATAAAGGTAAAGTTTTAGATTTATCAGAAGCTACAGGTAAAGAAGCAGGCATTAGTGATGCTAGTGTTAAAATATACTGTGTAGATGGATATGGGAAAGATGAAGAAATTAGAACCGTATTAGAAACTGAAAAACCAGATGCTTTATTGTTATTTACAGATCCTAGATATTTTACTCATATATTTAATATGGAGGATGATATAAGACAAAAAATGCCAATAGCATATATTAATATTTGGGATGATTATCCAGCACCAAGATATAATCAAGCATTTTATGAATCATGTGATTTATTAATGGGTATATCAAAACAAACAAAAAATATTAATGAACTAGTATTAGCTGATTGTGATAACAGTAAAAGAGTATTTAGATACATCCCCCATGGTTTAAATCATAAACATTATTTTCCTGTTACAAGAGAACACGATGATTATAAGGATATGAAAATATTCAGAAATAGTGTATTTAAGGGCGATGATGTTGATTATGTTTTATTCTTTAATTCAAGAAATATTAGACGTAAACAAATTCCAGATACAATGTTAGCATTTAGACATTTCTTAGATGGCTTGCCTGAAGATAAAGCTCAAAAATGTAGAATGGTATTACATACGGAATTAGTAACCCAACATGGTACTGATTTAGAAGCAGTAAGAGAACATTTATTTGATGAAAAATATCAAAAAGCAATAGTATTTTCAACTAATAAATTAGATAGAAAACATCTAAACTTTTTATATAACATAGCTGATGCTCAGGTATTATTAACATCAAACGAAGGTTGGGGATTAACATTAACCGAAGCTATGCTATCAGGAACACCTATTATAGCTAATGTAACAGGTGGAATGCAAGATCAAATGAGATTTGTAGATGATAAAGGTAAATGGTTTGAACCAAGTCCTGAAGTACCATCTAATCATAGAGGTACATATAAAGAACATGGTGAATGGGCATTTCCAGTTTATCCAACTTCAAGATCAATTCAAGGTTCACCTCCTACACCTTATATATTTGATGATAGGTGTACATGGGAAGATGCAGCAGCTAGATACCTTGAAATATATAACCTAAGTGACAAAGAACGTAAAGCTAAAGGATTAAAAGGTAGAGAATGGGCTTTAAGTGATGAAGCTGGATTTACAGCTGAAAGACAAGCAGAAAGAGTAGTAGAAGCATTTGAAGCATTGTTTAAGGTTTGGGAACCTAGAGAACAATACGAAATTGTTAATGCAACTGAATACAAAGGTAAAGTGTTGAACCATAAAATAATATATTAAATGAAAAAACCAAGTTTTTATATAAGTTGCCCTTTTGATACCTACAGTGGTTATGGGGCTAGATCAAGAGATATTGTTAAATCAATTATCGAGTTAGACAAATATGATGTTAAATTATTAAGCCAAAGATGGGGTAATACACCATTTGGATTTACAGAAGATCATGAAGATTGGAAATTTTTAAATGATCTTAGAGTACAAGGTGTAGCTAAAGGTCAAAAACCAGACATTTGGATGCAAATAACAATTCCAAGTGAATTTTCACCAGTAGGTAAGTTTAATATTGGGTGTACAGCTGGTATTGAAAGTACAGGTTGTGATCATACTTGGGTTGAGGGTTTAAATCGAATGGATATGAATTGGGTTTCATCTAAACATAGTAAAAAAGTATTTACTGAGGTTGGCTTTGAACAAAGAGATCAACAAGGTAGAACTACAGGTCATGTTTTAAAAAGTCAAAAACCAATTCATGTTGTGTTTGAAGGTGCTAATTTAGATGTTTATAAACATTTACCACCAAGTGAGGTAACATTAGATTTAAGTGCTATTGAAGAATCATTTAATTACTTGTTTGTAGGACATTGGATGCAAGGTGATATGGGTCATGATAGAAAAAATGTAGGATTAATGGTAGATTATTTCTTTCAAACATTTAAAAACAAAAAATCAAGACCTGGTTTAATATTAAAGGCATCAACTGGTAGAAATAGTTATATGAGTAGGGAACAATTACTTAATAATATATCTAAAATTAAAAAGAATTATCCAAACGATGACTTACCTAATGTTTACTTATTAAATGGGGGACTTAGCGATTCACAAATGAATGAGTTATATAACCATCCCAAAGTAAAAGCTATGGTTAGTTTTACTAAAGGTGAAGGATTTGGAAGACCATTACAGGAATTCTGTTTATCTAAAAAACCATTAATAGTATCTGGATGGTCTGGTCTTATGGATTTTGTTGAACCAGGATTAGCAGTTGTATTAGGTGGACAATTAGAAAATGTACATCAAAGTGCAGCTAACCAATGGCTTAAAGCAGAATATCAATGGTTCCAAGTTAACCCTAAACAAGCTAAAGATGCACTTAAAAACATGTTTATTAATTATAAAAAATATGTTGGACCCGCTAAAAAACAAGGTCATTATATCAAAACAGAATTTAGTTACGATAAAATGAGAGATTTAGTAGGTAATATTTTAGATGCTAACGTACCTAAATTTGCTACTGAATTGAAACTTAATTTACCAAGTATGGAAACTCCATCACTTACAACTCCAACATTAAAAAAAGTATAATGGAACAATTTGATGAAATAATTAATTGCCCTAAATCAGGAGGTGATTTATGTTATAGAGTAGAAGTAACACCTGAAATTACTAATTATTATAGTTTATCTTGTGGGTTTTGGAGTAATAGTTTAATGACACCCGATCAAGACTTTTTTAAAGAACAAATGGAAATATTGCCTGAGTTATATAAAGATTTAGCTTGGACGGATGTTAAAACTGGACTTACATGGTTACCAAATACAATTACAATACCTGAATTAGGTATGGTATATGCTGATGGTGATGGAAGTGGTGAATGGGCTTGGGCATCAGTAAAAGCAGTAAAATTAGATGAATTAGTAACAAATAAAGATGGCTCAACTACAGAGTACAAACCAGATATGTCTACTTTAAAACATTTTAAAGAACGTGACTACATGGATGCCCTTTCGTATATTGGAGCACTACCAGAATAGATATGAAGATAAGTTATGCAATAACAGTTTGTAATGAATTACATGAGGTAACAAAACTAATTAATTTACTTTTAAACTCTAAACGTAAAGAAGATGAAATTGTTATTTTATTTGATAAGAAAAGTGGCACAGACGAAGTATGGAATCGCGTATCAGAATTAGTAGGCGAACCTAACTGTAAAGTAATATCAAGTACATTTAAAAACCATTTTGCGGATTGGAAAAATAAATTAACGGGGTTGTGTACTGGTGATTATATATTTCAAATAGATGCAGATGAATATCCTCATGTTCATTTATTAAAATCTTTACATAACATATTAGAGGTTAATCCAGAAAATGAAGTATATCTAGTACCAAGAGTAAATACTGTAGAGGGTTTAACATCTAAACACATACAAAAATGGGGTTGGAGAGTTGATGATAATAAATGGGTTAATTATCCTGATTATCAATGGCGTATTTGGAAAAATAAACCTGAAATTAAGTGGGTAAATAAAGTCCATGAGGTATTAAGTGGTCATAAAACATTCGCTGCCTTACCTGCTTCGGAAAATTTATCATTATACCATCCAAAAGAAATAGATAGGCAAGAGAAGCAAAACGAATTTTATAATACCTTATGATTAATATAGTTCAATTTGGAGCAAATACAGGTAATGATCACGTTACTAAACTACTTAGGGAAAAAATAATACCTTCAGGTGAAAAATACCATTTGTATTTAGTAGAACCTGTTAAATATTGTATACCTGAATTATTAGAAAGCTACAAAGATGTTAAAAATAAAACTTTAGAAACAGCAGCTATTGTTCCTAACCATGATAATAGAAATAAAATGGTTGAAATATTTTATGGTGAAGATACTAACTACGCAGTTAGTTCATTAAAAGAAAGCCATGTTACAAGGCTATCAAGAGAGTATAAAAGTATAAAAAAACTTTACGTTAGAGCTATAACTCCAAATGAATTATTTTTTAAATGGGGGATTGAGAATATTGACTATTTATTTATAGATATAGAGGGATTTGATCATGAAGTTATTGAAAGTATTAGTTTAAATAAACATAATATTAATTTTATATGTTGGGAGCATCAACATAATATTACAACAATAAATCAAACAGTAGATACATTATTGAAACATAATTTCTCAATAGAAAGAGGTCGAAATAATTCATACGCTTATAAAAGAAAACAAAATGAAAGTTATATATCGGATATCAGACAGTGGATATAATAAAGTAAAACCAGATTATATTAATAACGAAGCATGTTTAAGAAATGCTGCTGCTCGGTTTACAAATCATCTAACACCCGAAGATTTTATAGTCATAGCTGATAATACTAGTGAAGAAACTAACACTATGATTAAAAGGTTTATTCCTGAAGAAAATATTGACTATAGAAGTTTAGGTAACGGGGCAAAAACATTTAATGTAGCATTAGATAAAGCATTA